GGCGGCGTAAACGGAACATTGGCATAAGCCACTTGAATCGCTGGAGAGTTTGCCATCTCCGTTGCAATCCGGCCTTCAATGGCAGCCCTAACGTCGTTGTAAGTGCTGCTCATAACCCGGCCTCAATTCGTGCCGCAAGCGTAGGGATCATCCGTTGCACACGTTTTGCTGTCGCTTGAACCCAGCCAGGCCCATTGGTTTGATAACTGCTACCTTCGCCTGGGGTTTCCCAAGTTTGGACCTCGCGTTTTGGATTGTACCGAGTAACTGTTTTCTTGCCACTGCCCGCCGCTGCGGTGGCAAGTTTGTCCGCATACGGCAAATTGTTGTAAACGATATAAGTGTTGCCAGCCTTTTCTTTGTCGTAACCAATCTTTCTTGGCTGTTCAGGATTTGGCGTTTGGTAGGAGCTTTTGCCAGCCGGTTCACCCGGAAACGTTGCACTGTTTTCGCCGACAACCCAACTCGCTTTAAATCGACCAGTGTCAACAGGGCTTTTCTGCACCAACGAGCCATAGGTTTCGGCAACAGCACGCTTAATCAGCTTGTTGTAATTGCCTTCAACATGCTTGCCGACGTGTTCAAATTTAATCCGTTGTGCCATCTTAAGACCTCAAAATTAACTCATAAGTTAATGGCGTGTTGTCCTGCTCAATCGTGCTCACACTAATGATCTGATACACAACAGAGCTAATCACAACACGATCTTTTGTCCCAGGCGTTGTGGTGACATCTTTTGCCGCCACAGTCAAACGACGATCGTCTGATTGGATCAAATCATTGACCTCAGATTGCCTTACATCTTCGACAACACCTTTCAACTCAATATCGCTTGTGCTCTCTGTTGAAGTGCCAGTTGTCGTGTTGTAAGCAGCAGGCGTAACGTAACGAATCGTTACCTCGCCACCCAGCTTGGCAATCACCTTGCTGGCCGTTTTCTCCAGAGACTTAGCGATGCTCATCAGACGCTATAAACAACAACGTGACCTGATGTCAGCGTGATTGAAGTGAAAATCACTCCCTCAATGCAAGCGCCGTGATGAATGTCAATTGCAGACGGTGCGCCTGATCCGTTCTCTGTGATGCTGTCAGAAGTCATCGCCGCAATCACTGAGTTCTTAAGGGCTTCAACCTTGTAGAACCTGCCGGTATGGGCAGCAGTGTCGGTGATAATCGTCGCCTTAGAAGGCGAATAACCCATGCCCATGATTAGCTCCGGCGAATTGCGATGTTGCCTGGTCCGCTAATTCTAAGGCTCGTCAAGTACCTTTCAAACATTGGCGGCACGCGATCAGCGCCAACGGCTCCAGTCTTGTCAGGCGTGACGTTCAAGCTGCCAACCTGAACTTGTTTGAAATCCTCAAGGCCACTTAGCCCAATGCCGTCAACGTTGTTCTTTAAGTAGACAGCAAGCTCAATTTGAGCGCGTTTGATCTGATCAGGAATTTCCGTGTCGGTGAAATAATCCTCTGAAATCCGAAACGGAAAGCCCGTTGAAAATGTGTTCACGTACGTGTCAGGCTTTCGCACGCCAGTACGCGGCCATTGCAGTGCCTGCGTATCTGTCGCCCGTGCGCCTAAAAACCTTTCGCGATCAAGTCGCTGTGTTGCTGCTGCCAAAGCACGGTTGCGCGTGTCATCAGTGCCTGTGCTCCACTTAGAGACGTCGTCACTGCTGATCATCGCGTCTACATAAGCATCAGCTTCCGTCAGCGATATGTAGCTGTTGGCGTTTGCGTCGCCCGCTGTTGCGTTGATTGATACTGCCATCGGGCTTCACAGTAGAAGTCTTTTTTGTCGGCTTGATAGAGGCAGAGGCCGCCGCTTCCGCAGCAGCCTCACGCTCTTTCATTCGCCGAAAAGCGAACAGACCCATCAGGAGCTAGCGCCCTTCAGAGCCACATAGCTCAGCACAATGGCTTCGCTAGCAGTTGAGCCAACGTTTGCCACAGTGATCTTGAACGAGCCCGCAGCGATGCTGTTGGCTTGGACCAGATAGCTGCCAGCAGTACCGGCAGAGCTGTGATTAACCACAACCACATCAGTGGCTGAGATTTTGTCATTGTTGACTTGGAAGCTCACTTCAGCAGCGCCAGCAAGCTCAGCGCCGTTCATAGTGATCTGCCCGGACTCTGCGTTGAGAGTCACGGCAGTTGCTTTGTTGGTGGCCTGAGTGACAGTGCCGCCAGTTGCTGGGCCAATAAGGCTGCCAGCTGTTGCCTCAAAAATGGATGCCATGGTTAGTTACCTCAGTCAAGGTTGCTTGTGTTGGTAACCCGCACGATCCCAATGTTGTTGGTCTCGTAAACCTTGGTCCAGTTGCCAACGGTTTCCAGTTGTGCCCGAGTTGGGTTGGAAACAGAGGTTGAGAACTTAGAGCCGATCGGGTGATAGACATAATGCAGATCAATCGACATTGCATCGCTCTTGGCGAGAATGTCGCGATCAGTTTCAGTCTGAAGACCCAGTTGCTCGCCAGAACCGACAGCACCCTGAGTGAACAGGTATGTCGCGTATTCAGTGGAAGCACCAGAGTTCGCAGTCTGCACATCAGCAGACACGATCACACGCAGACCCATGAAGGTTGGAACCTGCACACTGCCAAAAGCAGGGGCAGTAGAACCGGAATCAGCGGAAGTGTCAGGCGCGCCAGTGTTGTCGTAGATCATGTCGATCGCACGACGCTCCATCAGGTCGTAATAGACCTTGGGGTGCATACAAATGGCGGTCAGCTTTTCGCCTTGATCGCCAAGCAGTGACTTGGCTTCAACGATCTGACGAGGTCCAAGCAGAGTTGGGGTGTCGCCACTTGCACCATCAACGGTCAGACCGATGAAAGCTGAACTGGCGTTGTCATCGACTGCACCGAACACGCCACCCAAGCAGGACAGAAGATCCTTTTGGCGCTGGTTAGCAATGTAGTCAGCAATTTTGGAACCGATGGCAGCCATTGGGTCAGAACCAGCAGCCAAAGCGGCCAGATCGCGAGACTCAAAAGCGCGACCACGATGCAGAACAGCAGCAACCTGCTTGTCTGCGGTGATCTTGCCAGGGGTCAGAGATGAGCTATCGGTCAGGCGCTCAAAATCGCCTGACAGATTGGCCTTATAGAAAGGCACTTGAACGAAATCACCACCATCCTCAGAAGCATTTAGCTCCGCCATTGGCTGCACCACACCGCTAGCCAAAAAGGCATCACGCTGAGTTGTCTGCTCAATGACGTAAGGAGTAAATACCTCAGGAATGATGATGTCAGAGCGAAGAGTCGCCATGACAGATCCTCAAAAA